CCTATCAACAGGGTCTCAATCGTATGTGGTCACGGCAAACACGCTACGATTACTTCTATCCTTCACTATCACACCTGGGAGAACAAGCAGTTCTCAATAAAGAAATTTATGCACAGGGCACATCGGATGATGAATTGGTATTTGGTTACAATGAGCGATATGCTGAATATCGCTATAAACCTTCATTAATTACCGGAGAATTCCGGTCAGCCTATACTGCTACTTTAGATTCCTGGCATCTGTCGCAGGAATTCGGATCATTACCTACACTTGGTGATACATTCATCAAGGAGGATGTACCAATGGATAGAGTCAAAGCTGCCGGCAGTACTGTTCCGGACTTTATCTTTGACTCTTATATCAATCTGAAATGTGCTAGGCCGATGCCGCTTTACGGCGTACCTGGACTGCTGGATCATTTCTGATGGGTTGGGGAGCGATAGCAGCTGCAGCTGCTCCGTATGTAACGGGCGCGTTAAGTTACCTTGGACAAAGGTCGGCAAATGCAGCTACGGCTGCATCGTCGGCTAAACAAATGCGCTTTCAGAACTATATGTCTAGTACTGCGCATCAACGTGAGGTGAATGATTTAATAAAGGCAGGTCTTAATCCGATACTCTCAGCTAAATATGGAGGTGCATCTACTCCAGGTGGAGCGTCATATCAGGCGCAAAACGAAGTGACGCCGGCGGTTAATTCCGCCGTCGCACTGGCTGCTAACAGGGCGCAAGTTGAGTTATTAAAAGCGCAAGTAGACAAAACGCGAGCAGAAACAGTAAACGTACAAGCTGAAACACCGTATATACCTCAACAACGCCACTGGACAATTGAGAAAACTATAGCGGAAGCTCAGCGAACTCTACAGGAAAAAATATTGACTGGAAATAAAGTCAATGAATCACAATTACAGCAAACTGCACAAAAAATCGGTAATCGAAAAGCCAGGGCTGAACTACTAGCTGTTCAAAACAAGTGGATGCTACATGCCTGGTTTAACAAATGGATGTCAGGACTCTCTGACGATATAGAAGCTGGCGCAACAAATAATTCAGCAAAATCACTACTGGAGAAAATCAAATGAGCACACCTCCTGATCAAATCGAAAATAATTCTCGTCCTCGGCCTAAGGTATTCTGCGGACCTGGAAGAACTAAACAGGAATTTAAAAAAGATACTGACATTAATGTCATTATTAAAAAATTCCAAACAACCGGAATAATTAACTTCCGAAATGAGAATGAAGCATTCTACGGTGATATAGATCCCCTGGACTTCCAAGACGCTATGAACACAGTCGCCAGGGCTGGCGAGATGTTCGATGCTCTGCCGGCTAACCTTCGGAAAAAATTCGGGCATGATCCTGCCGCATTCCTGGAATACATACAGGATCCAAATAACGAAGCAGAGGCTCGATCGCTGGGGCTTCTGTCACCTGATCGTTCAGACGTCTCTCAGGAGCCAGAGGCGGATGCGGCGCCTGAACCTGATCCAGTGACTGCCCCTTAGCGTAAAAACGTCTCAAATAAACTCTAAAACGGCAGGATACCCCGTTAAATAATCCTCCCTGGCTGCAAAGCCTAAATTCGCCCCGGCAAAACCGGGGCTTCTTTTTGCCTGGCAAAAAGCAAACCGACCACTTCCTCCTTGTTGCAAGTGGTCGGACTGACACCCCGAAGGGTGGAAGGACAAAAAAAATAATAAAAAAGCTTAAAAAAAGCTTGACAACTAAATTAAATAAGTTATAATTAATTTACAGTAAATAAATAACTCGGAGAGATAAAATGTCAAATCAGACTATGCTAGAAATGTTTCGCGAAGAACTTGAGAGATACGAAAAGAGAGCCATGGCTACTCGTGACAAATTGTCAAAATTGAATGACAACATATCTCATTATCGTAGATTAGTACTTGACATGGAAAAAAAGACGGGAGAATCTGGCAACGATGGAGAGTGAAGTAATAAACCTTATGGCACTATGTGTCGGCCTGCTAATAGGTTTCTATGCAGGCTGGCACTTTGATGGAGACTAAATCATGTTCCGCAGGAAAATGGCAAAATCACGTAGTAAACGCAGCTTCCGTAAATCCGTTAACCGGTCACACGGAAAAAACTTCATGGCGCCAATTATGCGAGGCGGCTATCGCCTGTAATCCTGGATAACCATAGCGTCGCATGGAGATAAAACATCATGGAGTGCACAGCACATCTGAAATCGGCAGTCTAGCCCGTGTCGTGTTATTACCCGATAACTGCCTGGAAATCTCGTTATCCCAACAAATCAGGAAAATATAGTCTTGTATTCAAGCCCGATGACGCAGCTCCCCTTTCAGAGTTACAAATACCTTGTGGGCGCTGCATTGGATGCAGACTTGAATATAGCAGGCAATGGGCCGTGCGATGTATGCACGAAGCGCAACTTCATGAGCACAATTGCTTCATTACACTCACCTATAACGAAGAAAACATACCCCACGACTACGGTCTTAAAAAATCAGACTTTCAAAAGTTTATGAAGCGCCTACGCAAGGCAATTCCAACAAAAATACGATATTTTATGTGTGGAGAATATGGCGAAACAAACACACTCAGACCGCATTACCATGCGTGTATATTCGGCTATGATTTCCCGGATAAACAATATTATAAAAACTCTAAGTCAGGTTTGCCCTTATATATGTCACCACTTCTTACAAAAGTATGGCGAAAAGGTAACTGCGATATTGGTAATCTTACTTTCGAGTCTGCTAGTTATGTCGCATCTTACGTCTGTAAAAAGCTGCTCGGAAAGGATAAAAACACAGAAGAATACTACAACTACTACAATAGAGTTGACCCCGACACCGGAGAACAATTTATTGTGCAACCGGAATACGTGGCAATGTCTCGACGGCCAGGCATCGCTAAAAACTGGATCCAAACCTACATGGAGGACACATGGCGCGATGACACTGTAATAGTCAATCGTAAGCCGCAACTACCACCTAAATATTATCTAGATCAAATCGATGACGAAGTACAGAAAACTGACATTAAAAGATCGCGCCGTTTACATGCTATTAGGCGTAATCAGGATATGGACTTGGCTACACTACAGCAAAGAGAGAAAGTCAAAAAACTTGAAATAAAACACAAACGCAACCTTGGAGAGTAAAAACATGAAGCTGCAAATTTTCTCGGTATATGACAGTAAGGCAGAATTCTATGGAAATCCTTTTTTCATGCAATCAGTCGGCGAAGCCATCAGAGGCTTCCAGGACATCTCTACAGATATGTCCACTAACATCGGGCGACATCCTGGTGACTTCACACTTTTTCATCTTGGAGAATATGAAAATTCCTATGGAGAATGGACACTCTTTGATACTAAAAAAAATCTAGGAACAGCACTTGAACATCAGCCTGTCGATATGCAGAAACAATTTAACCTGGTAGAGGGAACCAAATCATGAAATCAGTAATGCAGCATCAATTCTCACGTGTACCCAGCGTGGAAATACCCAGATCATCCTTTGATCGTTCTTGTGGCTACAAAACCACGTTTAATAATGGCGATCTAATACCCTTCTTCCTGGATGAAGCATTACCAGGCGACACGTTTAATTGTCGTGTAACAGCGTTGGCACGCGTAGCAACACTGCTAAGCCCGGTTATGGATAATATGTACCTGGATACTTTCTTTTTCGCAGTACCATATCGGCTCGTATGGAATAACTGGAAAAAATTCCATGGTGAGCAGGATGATCCAGGTGATTCAATATCATTTGTACCTCCAACACTTACTACAACGGCAGTAACAGGTGAAGCTGTCGGCACAATATTTGATTACATGGGGATTCCTACAGAAATCCCTGACCTCGAGTTCAATTCTTTCCATCTTAGGGCATACAATCTTATCTACAATGAATGGTTCCGTGATGAGAACCTCCAGGATTCTGTGACGGTGCACAAGGATGATGGTGCAACCGAAGCACTTACCGATTATTCACTATTAAAACGTGGCAAACGTCGTGATTACTTCACTTCATGTCTCCCATGGCCACAAAAAGGTGATTCGGTATCATTGCCATTGGGAACAACTGCACCTGTCACAGGTATAGGCAAACTCGACCAAACTTATGGCCAGTCACCTGCTAACGTATATGAGACTGGCGGGACTGCCAGTACATCATATGCAGCAGGAGCGACATATTTTGGTGATAATATTGCAACACCAAATCAGGTTGTCTACCTTGAGGAGGATCCTAACAATGCAGGCTATCCGGGTATCTATGCCGACCTTGCGTCGGCAACAGCGGCAACGATCAATCAAATCCGCCAGGCATTCCAGGTACAGCGTCTCCTGGAAAGGGACGCACGCGGCGGTACACGTTATGTGGAACTCATCGCCTCGCACTTCGGTATAAAAAACGCTGGCGGCGACGCCCGGCTGCAAAGACCGGAATATCTCGGAGGTGGTTCTACACCTCTAAACGTAAGCGAGGTAACATCTACAAACAAGCATACTTTAGCTGCACTGGGTGACTTAGGTGCAAAAGGTAGTGCATTTATAAGAAATCATGGATTTACAAAATCATTTACTGAACACTGTTTGATCGTAGGACTGATATCTGCTAGAGCAGACTTGACCTATCAACAGGGTCTCAATCGTATGTGGTCACGGCAAACACGCTACGATTACTTCTATCCTTCACTATCACACCTGGGAGAACAAGCAGTTCTCAATA